TAAGTATTTGGATACTTACATGGACGGTTACGACAAAGATGAATTTCCCAGAATAGTAAAAGTCATGGCAGAGTATTACGTCAGTGACGTAAAGTCAGAAATATCAAAAAATATGGAGGATAGGGAATGAAATGTGGAGTATGTAGAAGCCGGAAATTTGTAATAAGAGTCGCTGCAAATGTACGCGGTAAGGATTACTATAGATGTAATTCATGTGGTTGGAGGTGGACAAAGTCTTTGAATAAGAATAGAAGTTTATTCATTGATGAGTTACCTTGGACTAAAGAAGATTGGATTGATATGAACAATCTTAATACAAGTGAACCCTTTATATATATACTGGAGGAGAAGTTTTATGATTAAAGAAAGGAGGATTAATGTACTATTATGATGTATGTGAGCCTGGATATTGGTGGGTTACTACTGCTATTGAAGTAGTATTTATACTTGTTATTATCTACTTAAGTATAAAAATTTATAAACTTTTGAGGAGAAAGTAAATGAATGATTATGTTGTAGCTATCGCTGAAGATCCCTATGTTTACAGGGAGGACAGTGGTATTAATATTCAAGAGGATCTAAACCTTAAAAAGGGTACTAGATTTGAATTAGTTAAAGAAATACTTGATGGTCATGAGCCAAGAGGTATGGTGTGTATTGAAGGTAAGTATTATACTGTTACCTTAAACCCTAAGTATGGTTGGGTATTGAGAAAACAGAAACTTATCTATACAGACTATGAGTATAGTAATACTGAGACACATAAGTATGCTCAGGCAGTCAATGACTTCGGTGTTACTCAACAAATGATTGATGATCATTGGACTAAGTACAAATTAGACGGTATGTTGAGTAGTAGAATCTTCAACCATAATGATCACAGAGATTGTAAGTTAGCATCGTTTCTAAGTGAGATTATAGATCAATTTGTAGATGAAGACTTAGGGTATAGTCATAGTGATTTATACAATAGGTATTGGTTAGACTTTTACTTTGCACTGTCTTTGTATAGACCTAGAAGATCAAAGAAATTTCCCGGAAAAATTACTGTGTACAAAGATCACCAGTCTTATGTAGATGATAAACAGACTGCACTCAGGCCAGGTCGTGCCTTCTCTATACTGTTTCCATACTTAGATGCTGCACAGATAGGCATCATTGTTGACTCATATAGAACTAGGTTTTCTCCTAGACAGTTTGAGTTACATACTTCTACACAACTTGAGGACTTTGTATGGGCTTACAAGCATGATCATTGTAAGTATGAAGATCCAAGTATAGATATGGCGAGAAAAAGTTTAGCTACTTCTTGTATGAGAGGTGACGGTTTCAATCATCTTGATCACCACCCAGCAGAGTTCTATGCATCAGGTGACTTCATGATTGTATGGCTTACTACACCTGATGGTTACATAGGTGGTAGGTGTGTTGTTAGACTACCTTATGTTAGGTACAGTACGCATTATACTTGTGGTCCTTTTGACTATGAGGTAATGCCACACATTGCTGCACCTGTATATGGTACTTGTGATACAAGTATTAATATGATAGAAGAGTATCTGGACAGTATCGGTGCAGATAAAACTTGTAGAAATGGTGGTTGGATCGGTGCTAAATTACTTGCACTAACCAATGGTAATGATAGATACTATGGTGCATACATAGACTTAGAACCTAGAATGCTTAGTAGAGTAGGTGACTACTTAATCATAGACAGAGATGGTGATCTATCAGCTGAGGATACTGGCGGTATGGTAGGTAATTACTATGAGTACTATTGTTCAAGTTGTGATGAAGGTCTTGATGAGTATGATCAGTATTACTCAGATGAGTTAGGTGAAACTTTCTGTGAGTCTTGTTACCATGATAGACATACGCATTGTGAGTGCTGCGATGAGTCTTACCTTAATGATAATATACATGATGCTTCGAGAATGGTTACATGGACAGATACAAATGATAAGGGTAATCGTATAGTAATAACTAGTAGGAGAGATGTGAGCGTTTGTGAACATTGTTTAACGGAGGAATACAGATACTGTGAAGAAGAAGATGAGTATTGGGACAATGATGATGTTATATATATTGAAGATGAAGACATCTGTGTACCTATTCATTTACTAGAAGAGAAAGGATTTAAAGAACAAGAAGATGGTGAATATACAAGAGAAGGAGAATAAAACTATGTATAGTTTAATAGAGATGCTTAGGTATAGAAGACCTGAGGGTGGTGTAACACAAATGAACTTTTGTTTAAGGTTCTTGACACCTGTATTTGGTGGAGCAGATTTGCATGGTAACTATATACTATCAATACCAAAACCAGATGGGCAGCAATCTAATCTATGCTTTACTGCACATCATGATACAGTACATAAAGAAGAGGGTATGCAGAAAGTATTTGTTAAAGATAACATAGCATTTGTAGATGATAAAAAATCTAACTGCTTAGGTGCTGACTGTACCACTGGTATTTGGATTATGCTAAACATGATTGAAGCTAAAGTTCCAGGTGTGTATGTCGTTCATGCCGGTGAAGAGTCAGGTTGTATTGGTAGTAGTAGACTAATAGCTGATGAGCCAGAATGGTTGAAGTCTATTGATGCAGTTATATCATTTGATAGAAGAGGGGATAACTCTATTGTTACACATCAAATGGGTATGCGTACTGCATCAGATGAGTTTGCACAATCGTTATCAAATGCGTTAGATTTACCTCAGTTAATAGCAGATAATGGTGGCAGCTTTACTGACTCCAATGAATACTGCGGAGTAGTATCTGAATGTACTAATATATCAGTAGGGTATAGAGGACAACACAGTACTAAAGAGATACAAGACCTTGATTTTGCTGACCTTTTAGTAGCGAAACTTATAGCGGCAGACTGGTCTACGTTGGTGTTTGAACGTGACTGTACAGTGACAGAATACGAATCAGATTGGTGGGATTATGGGTATCACTATGGACATACTTATACTTCAGATAGTTCTTCTGATACTAATGTTAAACATATATCAGATATAATAGAAGATTACCCTGATGAATTAGCTAAGTTGCTGCATGAGTATGGTTGGAAAGCAGATGAAATACTTAGTGAGATATTTGAAATGGATAACTATAATGAAACTTATGGAGGTAATAGTAATGAGATAAGTAAGTATATAATTCGTAAAGGACTATGACATAATGTCACACCCTATTGATATAACTTTATGTATACCTATATAAGTATACTTAAAGTATTATATTAATAATATATATATAAATAATAATAATATACTTAAAGTAATACTTAAAGTATACCTTATAGTAGGAGATATAATGTATAAAATATTGTTCTATGATAGTAATGATAATGTCGTTTGTTATTATACTACTAACAGCAGAGCTGAGGCTGCTACTTATGTAGCAAACCCTGAGTTAAATAAAATTAAGGTTAAAATTGTTAGTCGTTCTGATTGGGAAAGGAATTATTAAATGACAATTATATCTTGGTGGAGTGCAGGTGTTACAAGTGCAGTAGCAACTAAGTTAGCTCTCGATGAGTACGGTAAAGATAATGTTACTCCTATTTATTTCGCCATTGATAGTGCTCATAAAGATAATGAAAGGTTTAAAACCCAGTGTGAAGATTGGTATGATAAAGAAATAGAAGTTCACAGAGCACCCAACCACAAAGATCAATTCGATGTAATACTAAAAGATAAAATAGGATTACAAAAATTATCAGATTGGTATCGTGCAGAAGATGCTACTTTTAGATTAGCTTTGTTTATGGATAGACTTAATAAAGGCTATTCACCAGTAGATGCTGCAATGGATGCTAGAAAATCTTTTATAGAT